CTTATTTTTATATAAGCTTTTATTAATTTTGCTATATCCATAAGTTCCTCCTCGCTTTGAATAATTAACATATAGTATCATATAATACATTAGTCAAGTATTTCTTTGTATAAATCTATAATTTTTGTGTGAATGTGTATTCTATTATCTAATAGTCTGTAAACGTGTTTCTCCGCATCAGATCCTTGTAGTTGCACAACTGTACATTTATGTGTCTGACCACTCCTATGTATACGAGCATTGGCTTGAGAATAAGTTTCAAGGCTACTCGTGGGGCCCCACCATACAACAGTATTAGCGCGTGTTAACGTGATACCGTGTGCTGCTGCTTGTGGTTGTATCACAAGAACTTGTGGGTCTTCGGTCTCTTGAAAATGTTTAAATATGTTAGTACGTTTTGCTAAAGGCACTGAACCATCTATAATCTCTGCATGTATTCCATCTTTGTTCAGAGCTTGCGATACCATTTGTATGGCATGTTTAAAAGGTACAAATACTAATACTTTTTGGCTTGACTCATCTATAACCTCACGCAGAACTTTATACCTATTGTCAATATCAAAACCTATAGCTTCCCCGTCATCGGTATATATACCACCTGCGGAAATTTGTAGTAACTTGTTAAGATGTACAGCTGCGTTCACTGCGGTAATCTCTTCACCTAACACTTCCATGACCATAAGGTCTTGTAGCTTCTTATAATATTTATTTTGTTGGGGGGTAAGTTCTACTTTTCTCTTGACATAGATCATCTCTGGAAGGTCAAGACATTCATCTTTTGTAAATCTTATCGCAGGTTGTAATGCTTTATGCACTACTTCCACTGCATCTTCTCTAGGTTTCCAAGTAAATTGGGATACTCTAAACATAACTCGTTCTTTAAATGTACTAAAGAACTTAGGTACACCTTGCGGATTGACAAACTTAGCTAACCCGTAAGCATCGACTGGACTTTGGGAAGCGGGAGTTCCTGTCATTAACCATAACCAAGTTCGTTCCTTGATTATTTTATATAATTTTTTCCATCTGGTCGTGTGTGCATTCTTATAATGAGTTGCTTCGTCCACTATCACCAGATCGAAATTACATTTTATCAGATCATCTACTACAATGGCAATACCATCATAGTTAATAATTGTAAATTCTGTGCTTGACTTTATAATTTCTTTTCTTTTCTTAGCCGTACCATGTGCGATTGATACAGTTCTATGAGGAGCAAATGTAAATAAATCTTCTCTCCACGCACTATCCATAATAGATAAAGGGCATATTATAAGAACACGTTTGACTAATCCTATGTTCATAAGGTAATCAGATGCCCATATGGCACTTGCCGTTTTACCTGTGCCTTGTTCGTTAAAACAAAAAGCTTTTCTATTTAGTGTTAAGAATGAAGCTGTTTTCTTCTGGTGTTCAAAGGGGGTCTTGCCAGGCCAGGAATATTGTCCGCATATAGGTGATGGCACGTTAATATTTAATGCTTTTAGTATGTGGCTTTCTTTCAAACCCCAGTCAACCATGACTTTGTTATCTGAAAGCTCCTTGCTACTTGAAATGTATTTAGTAACTCGTTTGGGGTCACGCAATCGTAACAACAAACTTTTGTTGTCTATTATCTCCACACTGTTCCTCCCTTATTTTTTCTTTTGGTAGTTCCTACTTCTATTCTTTGATGGACTTTCCAACCTCGTTCCTTGCTTATTTGATCCACCTTTGCTTAATGCTTTGTTGTGAGATACGTCTTTACCTTTTCTATTTATACCTTTTTTATCATAAGCACGTCTTGCCCTCTGGCGTTCCATTCTGTTTGCATGTTCACCTCTTGCTTTTTGCTTTTTATACTCATGCTTGTAAGGTCTTGGTGATTTTGTATACGGCATTTGCTACCTCTTCTTATGTCTTTGCACGGCATCATATAATTTTAACTGTGCTTCATTCAAATTTTGATATTCTTTCGTATCTTGTAAGTAAAGTTCACTATCTATATAATAGTTAATGGCTTGTATAATTAATTTTATTTCTTGTTCTTCTAAATCTACTAACATCACCTATTTGCCCCATTGTATATACACTCTGATACAACGCAATGTCTGTAACAAAGACCACTAGGGTGAGGATTCCAGACACCCGTATTCAATGCTACTTTCATTCTATCGTGCCTACCTCTCCATTGTTCCCATAATACACTAATTTGTCCTCTATTGTAACTCTCCTTTATAAATTTTTTCTTTACAGTAAACAATAACCCTGCATGGATTTTATCCACATCTGGAAAGTGAGCAAACACAGACAAAGCCATAAGTTCTAGTTGTCCTGTGTCAGCAGTTTGAACATTCTTACCTGTTTTGTAATCTATGATCCATGCTTTATCATCTCTTATTATTACCAAGTCTACTATACCTCTCCACCAAGCATATCTATCGTTAAACTTGCACGGTTTTAGATCTTCCGTTAAACCCATGCGCATTTCTGTAAACTTGTTACCACGTTTATTGTTAAGTGCTTTAAGAACTTTTTGCATGTAAGAAAATTTAGGAGGAACTGGTTTCCCATCACGTATGTACTCTTCAGCAACAAGATGAGCTTGTGTACCATAACGCATGGCTTCTGTTTCTTTTTCAGTATAATCCTTTAACACTTTCACATGGTAAAACTGTTTAGGGCATTGCTCAAAAGATTTAAGCCTACTAAAAGACCAAGGAGTTATGCTCATCACTCTCTACTTACAGCTAACATAAACGTCTACAAGACGCTCTTGAGCTTCTTCGATTGATGCCCCCAACATAGCTAACAATATACCCTCCATACTTATTTCTGGTTCATCAGAAAATGGGTTGTTCCGTGCTTTATATAATTTCATAGCTATGTCTAGCCTTGCTTCTGTTGCTTCAAACAACTTATCGTCTAAATTTCTATCCATTATTCACAATCTCCATAAGATTTTCCTGTTCCAGATTCACAGTTCACGGGAAGTCCTCCTGCCCATATCGGTGTCCACCTCATACATTCTTCAATAAATTGTTGTGCTTCTTTTGTTTCTTCTTCTTTTACACAACACAAAATGCTATCGTGAACAGTTAAAACAACTCTATACCTCTCTGCTATTCTTAGCATTTGTTCACCAATAATGCAACGTGCTATCGCTTGGCATACATTTTCTATTATTTTACCACCATATATACGTGTCTCACCATTACGTGTTCTATAGGTATAATCAAAACCTATATCTGTTTTTGTAGCTTTCAACCCATCATATGCAATATACAAACCAGAGGGTAATTTTATTCTACCATTTCGCACTTGTAAAACACCATGCAAGCCAAAAGGTTTATCTTCTTTATTGACAGCGTCCTTCAGGTAGTGTTGCGCACAACGCCATAACTTGTTAATCTTCCAGTTCGTACTCCTGTAGATCTGTATTACACGTCTTGCTTCATCAATATCCATATCAAAACCAAATGTTTTTAGTTGGTTCTGAAACTTGACTGCACCCATACCATACCCTGCTCCAAGTATAGTTGTCTTCCCTACAAATCTTTGGTCTTTAGTTACCTTATCTTCTTCCACACCATAAATAGCTGATGCCATTTTCTTGTAGACATCATCACCATTTCTAAATGCTTGTGTTAAATCGTCTTGTTGCGCAAGCCATGCCAACACCCTAGCTTCTATCTGCGAAGAATCAGCATCTACAAGCATATGACCTTTGGGGGCAATGATACTACGTTTTAGTTTTTTACCATCTGCTCCACGACTAGGTAGATTTTGTAAGTTTATCTTATCATCTCCACCCCATCTTCCTGTATGAGCAGAGTAATATCTTATAGGTACAGGCAACAAGCCACGTTTACTTATGTCTATAAATCTTTGAGTTCTAGTTTCTTCTAGTGTGCTTTTAACCCCAAGTCTTGCATTAACTAATGCTCTCACTTTTTCATCGGGGTGCTGACATAGTTTTTTAAATTCTTCATCTGCCTTTGCTAATGCTAAAGTTTCTTTGCCAGTTGTAGGACTTATCTTGGTTGGAGGTTCTACCCCTAGCTTTCTTAATAGTTCTGCAAACTTTAAGTTACTTAGGAGGTCATCACGACTTGTTTTAGGGCCCTCTAACAGAGCCTCCTTACGTTGACGTGTTTCCATGAGATGTTGCTCCAGTAGATCGAGATCCAAATCTAAGACGGGGTCTATAAACATACGTAGGGTAGTATCTATTAATTTAAGTTCCTTCTTAGGGAAGTTCTTTCCCATCTGTTTGAACAATTCAAAAGTTAAATCAACGTCATTAATACAATAGTCACCAAATTTAGATAACTCTTCTGGTGTAAAATCTTTTCTATGCTTACCTACAGTATTTAGTATCTCTTTTCCTTTTACACCAATACCATACTTTTTAGATAGGGCATCAAGGCTTGCACTTCTGTCCACTCCATGCAAACCTCTAGCCATACACAATGTATCCGCAAACAATTTTGGTTTAATGTCAAACACCCAATTAAGAATAGCACCATCAAACATAGTGTTATGGGCGTTTAGAACACTGGATGGCCAGGGAAACGTAAGTAGATACTCCTTAACCTGTTCGTGTGTACCACTCGCCCATTGGGTTTCTTGATTGTTTAGCTTAATACCTAAACCTATTACTTCAAAGTGTGGACTACGTATATACTCTTCAGTTGTTAACTTCTTCAAAGAGTATTGTTTGTCGTAATAGGTTTCAAAGTCTAGTGTAATTAAATTCATCAGTCTTTAAAAAAAGCTATATAAATGCAAAGACCAAGTATGATGAGTTTACCCCAATCTAAATCCCATTGAGTTCCTTCACCAAATTTATTTTTAAAGTCTTGTATCTTCATTTTCCTTCTCCTCTTTTGGTTGTGCCATTTGTTGGCAAGTTAATCCATTACAACAATCATCTACTACACTCATACAAATAATACATTGGTAATGACCATGTATTGGAATCATGCTTGTTTCTTGCCCACATCTAGGGCATATCGTTATTTGTTTTACCATGAAATTCACCTCCTAATGCTCCGTATCCACAAATATCCACCCACGAATCTTCTTTATCGGAGTGTATTAACCTAGCCATTTTCATAGCTACCATACATAATATAACGTGTTTTACTGTTATCTCTCGCTCAAGGATGACACTCCACAAGTCAGCTATCCTTTTATGATTAGTATAAGCATCACCATAGTCTTTGGCTCTATCACCATTGATTAGGCTCATTGCTACTTGTAATATATCATCTCTATTTTTCAT